TATTTAGACAATGGGAGTTCAAGGCGATTGGGGACAAGGAGCAGCAAACAATGACATCTATTGGGGTCAAGCAGCAGCAACGAATAGTATCTCTTGGGGTATGGTTCAGCCATTGTCTTATGGTCATCCTACTACTAACCTTTACGGCAACAACGAGCAAGGTGCTTGGCAGTTGATAGAAGAAATTTGGAATACTTGGTCAACAACTTGGAATAATTAGAAATGGGAACAACATTAACGGGGACAACCCCACAGGACACATACGATAGCCTTATTAAGGTTACGGATAACGGGCCGTTAAGCGGTACGCTAAAGAAACTTACTGACGGATTAGGCAACGATTCTTCTTTGTCTTTGTCTACGACTGCTGCTTCCTTATCGGGAACTTTGGCAGTAACGGGCAACGCTACGTTAACAAGTAATGGTGTTTCTGTAAGATTGGGAAGTGCAACCGCAAACGCAGGTGCTAACATATTGATAGCAGGAGCATCTTCTAATAAGAATTGGTCTATAGGTGTACAACAAAACATTAGTGGTGGGTTAGAATTTACGCCAACCGCAACAAACGGAGGATTAACTCTTGGTACTACTCCTGCAATGGTTGTACTTGACAATGTCAACGTTGGCATCGGCACGAGTACGCCTGTTGCTCGCCTTGATGCAGTTGCGGCAGAAACGGGAACATACACCACAAGTACGCAGCAGGTTGTAGAAAGGATTTACAATAGCCCACCCGATTTAGGTAGCGGAGTAAATAGTGCATTTCTTTCGCTTCAAACAACAACAGATGGAGGCAATGCTAATCCTACTGCTCGTATTGGTGTTGTTGCTGAATCATATGGCTCAAATAATGGTGCTTTTGTAGTAACAACAAGAGAAGCTGCGGGCAACATTGAGAAAATGCGTATCACTTCTGATGGCTACCTTCGTTTAGCAACAGGCGGAATCCAATTCAACGGGGACACCGCAGCAGCCAACGCCCTTGATGACTACGAAGAAGGAACTTTTACTCCTGTGCCTGTTGGTTGGACTACTAACCCAACTGCTTTAGCGGGCAAGTACACTAAAATTGGAGCATTGGTATCTATTAAAGTTGCGTTCTCGGGAGGCGTTAAGGTTTCTGCTACAAGTGCATACTTTACGGGCCTGCCGTTTGCAGGTGCTGAAGCAGGTGGGGGAACAGTATCGGGAACGTCTGTAGAAGACGCGGGAATTATGCTACTTGACAACTCTGACAGGATTTGGTTTACACAAAGTAATTTTGTGGGAATCTCAGCAAAGGGAACAGGTTCTTATATGTTAGTATAAATAATAAACAATAAACAAAATGATTGAAGAAGTAACATACATCAGCGCATTCAACGTCAAATTAGACGGAACCATTGAAGTCCGCAAAACCACAGACGTTACCAAAGACGGAGCAGTAATCGCTTCATCTTATTGGCGCACCGTGCTTGCAGTTAACGACCCTGCTGCCGATGAGGTATTGGGAGTTGATGGCTACTACCGCACCCTTGCCAACGATGCTTGGGCGATGATTCCTGCACCTGTTGCAGAAGTTGTAGCAGAAGGCGAAGAAGCGTAAATTAGCAGGGAATTACCCTACTGATGGAACACCTACAACAACGGCTTGATGCATTAAAGCAGCAAGAGGCGAATCTACTAATGCAATTAGATGAGGTTCGTGTCTTGGTATCTGCATACGAGAACACCCTAAACAAAGATGACAAAGGAGTCGGCTGATAGCGTAATCACGTCTTGGTCTTTAACGGGAGCAGGACTTCTCGTAAGCTACGCCCATCAAGCATTGGGTTTAGCCGTACTTGTAACCTCACTTGCGTACACTCTTTGGAAGTGGCGAAGGGACTACAAGCGGGACAAAGGTGCTAATTGAGCGAATCTTCAAGAACCCCAAGACCACCATCTTGGGGCTTCTTATTATAGCACTATGCTTCGTACTCGTTTGGGGAGGCCGTGCAACTTTAACGGAGGTTTCAACTTTTATGGTTGGAGCCTTCGCCCTTATGTTTTTAAAAGACCCTAAAGATGGCGAAGCAACAGGCGGTAAGCCAACGGATAAGTAAGAGCAAGAAGCGAGGCAAGCATTCCAAGAGTGCAAGCAGCAATAAGGCGAGTAAGAACTACTCCAAGCCCTACAAGTCACAGGGTCGGTAGTTCTGAAGTTTCCCTTTAGGGCAACCTAAGCATTATGCAAAAAGTGCAAAGTGTAAACTCAAATGCGCATAATGTGTAAAACCCACAACTTTTGATATTGAAAACGTGACCAAGAACTTTACCCTCGCAGAACTGACTGCTACAAAAACAGGGCTTCCTAACGCTTTACCCAAGCATTTAGAACCCAACCTCCGTGCGCTTGCAGAAAACGTCTTACAACCCACGAGAGATGCCTTAGGTGCGGTGAAAGTAACGAGTGCATACCGCAGCCCTGCGGTGAATAGCAAAGTAGGGGGAGCAAAGACCTCTCAGCACGTACAGGCTCAAGCTGCGGACCTCAAGTTTGATGGTGGCAACGATGTGTTGTTTCATTGGATTAAAGACAATTTAGACTTTGACCAACTCATTTGGGAATTTGGTTCTGATACTGCGCCATCGTGGGTTCACGTTAGTTACTCAAGTAGCAAGAACCGAAAACAAATCCTAAAAGCAGTCAAACACAATGGCAAAACTAAATACCTCCTCTTTTGATGAATGGCTTAACAAACTTGAGGATGCCCCTCAACCGACTTGCAATGTGGACAATCCTGCTGACTGCGACTCTTGCGGCTCTTAGCAGTTGCGCTACTGTGAAACCCGTCCTTCAGAGTGTAGTTGTAAGGGACACGGTCATTGTCACCAAGACAAAATACCTAACCGACACTCTCGAACTATTCAAGGACACGACCATCTACCAAGACAAGGTACGCCTTCAGCTTCAGTACATAGACCGAAAGGTGTACGTTGAGGCAACGTGCTTGCCCGATACCATCCGAGTCACACAAACCAAGATTCTAACGAAGGAGCGAAAGCAGAGGGGATGGACTTTGGAGGGAGGAGCAGTTTTGCTTATGCTTATTTTGGTAGGCGGCTACATCGTTAAGCGTTGGGTAGATAAACTCACCGAGTAATTATACCCTTTAAGATATAATACAGCCGTTTTAAGCGACTTTATACCTAAAGAGGTATAGTTTTATGTCTTAATGTATTTAGATGCGTTAAAACGCAACTTCTTTATTTAGTTGATTTCTTAGTTAAGCTATAAGTTGACTAACTACTAATTTAAATCAAGTTAATAGTTGATTAATTAGTTAAGTTAAGTAAGTTAACTATTCAACTTTGATAAAAAACAAAATAAAATTGACATACGCAAGTCCTTATGCTAATATGTAATGATTCTAAATAATGAATGACCACATCTACATTTATTGGGATGATGTACCTTTGGCTAATGACACCAAAGTACTACATTGGCAAGACGTTGAAGATAGAGGCGAAGGATGTTGTGATGGACTTCCAAGCTGACAACTACAATCTTGGTACGGCTCTAACTTACATAATGCGAGCAGGCAAGAAACCTCACAACCCTATCTGCGATGACATCCGCAAGGCAATCGCTCACCTAAATTTTGAACTTGAACGCCAAGATGAACAACGAGCAACAAGCCAATCAAGCCAAACAACAACAGGCAAGTATGCAGTACTATACTAACCCTGCCAAACGCAGGAAGATTGACTTTATCCTTGAGGAGTGCGCTACGCTGATGGCTAACTGCGACTCGGACTACCAATCTCGCCAACAGGCGAAATATAAAGAGCAGGAGCTACTCGGTGAGATTGCCAAGATAGACCTGCACTTCGCCATCCAATGCGGCTATCTGATTCCCGACAACTAACCTACAAGGTCGTAGTAGGCAAGGTTCCAAGCCTCAACGCCTTCTACGCTTCCAAGCATTGGACAGTCCGAGCCAAAGCCAAAGAGAAGCATTGCGGTGAAGTCTTGCAACAACTGCAACAGTTGGACAAATACGAGATTGCCCACGTTGAAATAAAATGCAGAGTCCACTACCGCTACGACTTAGACAATAGCGTGATGGCAATTAAGTTCGCCCTTGATGCTTTCAAGACTTGGGGTGGAGTGAAGGATGACTCACCCAAATACGTGGACAGAATCAAGATGACCTACGACCCCTCCCTTCCAAAAGACACCGCAGAAATTACATTTACGGGTTGGGTGGTAACAGAATAAGTTGTATATTTGCATAACTTAAAACCAATCAGTTATGACTTTATCTTTTTCTTCAGACGTTTACACCGAAATGGTGCAAGTGCAACAAGCACAAATCCAAGCACTTCAAAACAAGGTAGCAGAGCTTCAGGCTCATATTGAGGTTTTGCAGCAGCAATCAATTCTATTTATTTAAAACCAATCTATACTATGCCTAAAATTATTTCTATCACTCCAACAGGGCAATGGCAAGACCTCTTTAAGTTAGAGATTCGCTTCGACAATGGCGACTTCGGTACTGCCTTTGCCAAATCACAGACCCCTCCCTACGCAGTAGGCGATGAGGTTGAGTACACCAAGAACGAGAAAGGCACGGTGAAAATCCAACGCCCTAACTCTTTTGGCGGTGGAGGGTACACACCATCAGCTTCATCAGCATCTTCATCTGCGCCTAAAAATAACGATGAGCGCTCACTTTCAATCATTCGCCAAGTGGCTCTAAAGGCTGCGGTTGAATACGCTTGTGCTGCGAAGCACGATGTTAACACCATCCTTGCCAACGCAGAGACCTTTAACGCTTGGATGACAGGTGCGAGCGCAGCTCCTGCCTCACACACCGAGCATTTTGCAAATCGCAACGACCCTTTCTGATTGGTTTTTAAATAGGTCGTCGCGTGAAGCCCCTCTACGGAGGGGTTTTTTTATGTCAATTATTTTGTTATATTTGTTGCAACCAATTAGAAACAATGATACATCCCGACTTACTATCTAACGAATCTTCGTTACCATACCTGCAACGTGCGCTCAAGGGCAAGTACTACGACACGGGCAAACTTGGTGTATATGAGATAGACCAATACCTTCGACTTAAAGACGGTGAATTTGTGGTAGTAGTAGGCCACGCTAACGTAGGCACGACCCACACGCTGCTTTACCTAATGCTTTTGCAATCGTATAACTTCGGCAAGAAGTGGCTTATCTACTCCGCAGAAAACGAAGTGCCAAGCCTCAAGCGAAAGCTGATTGAGTTCCTCGTATGCAAACCGATACAAGGCATAGATGAGGGGATGATGTACCGCAAGCTTGACTTCATCAACGAGTACTTCCAATTCATAGACGGCAACAGGCTATTCACCGCATTTGAACTTCTTGAGGTAATGAACTCTATCAAGAACGAATGGAACTACACAGGTGCTTTGATAGACCCCTACAATTCTTTAAGTACCGACCAAAAGAAACTTGGAAAGACAGGGATGCACGAATATCACTATGAGGTAGCCTCTGCCCTTCGGGTCTTTGCTCATAAAAACAACGTCACAACAATAGTGAACGCTCACCCTGTAACCGAAGCAATGCGCAAGACATTCTACAAAGGCCACCCGTATGAAGGGATGGCGATGCCTCCAAATACATCCGATATTGAAGGTGGAGGCAAGTGGGGCAACCGCAGCGATTGTGTACTTGTGATTCACCGTTTTGCTGCTCATCCTCAAGATTGGATATACACGCACATCCACGTTCGTAAAGTCAAGGAGATGGAGTCGGGAGGGCGCATAACGCCCCTTGAAACACCGCTTGTTTTACAGAGCGTATTAGGTAATGTTGGTTTTGTTATCAACGGGCGTAACTTGCTGCCAATTAAATTAGATGAAACACCTGCTCGCGATGTACCCTTCTGACGATAGCCACGACCTATACATTAGGGAGAAGCAGTTGATGCTTGCGGGTACTGCGATGTGGTTGGCGAAGCAAGCAGCAGACAAAGCAAACGGCAGGGAAGTACAAGATGACATCCTGCACCACGTTATGAGCTGCCATTATGCTGACCTACTCTTGCAGCAGTTCATTGACTACCGACAATTCACCGAAGGCAAGATGAACGAAATGTACTTGGCTAACTCAAAGCTGCGAGTTGATGCCGAGCAGATGATATACGAGATACAACGCTTACAGGGAATTATTGAGGACTCGTTATGAAGCAAATCCTATCACCCTTTCAGAAGTACGAATGCTTTGCAGTAGATGGAGTGGACTACCTCGTTGTGGACTACACCATCGTGCAAGATAAAGATGACAATTTAGTGGAGTGGGCAAGTGAGATGAAGTTCAAAAGACTGAAAGACCACAAACACTTTACTATGCCGATAACCAAAGTAATAACCAATCATAAAGAGGGCAGGGCTCAACTCTGCAAATGCAAATGAGACCATTTGAACTACGTCAACTAAAAGTATCTAAAGAGCAATACTTCGCACGCTTGGGCTTTCCCGATAACGGAGGCCGCGCACACAAGGAATCTACCGCAAGAGCAGCATTCGTATCAGCATTCCGCAACCACGCCACGCTCCACGAGTTAGGTGAGGCCATTGAGAAAGACCATTCAAGCGTAGCCTATGCCGTAAGGATGCACAAAGACCGCCTTATGTACGGGGACTATCAGCACTACTACAAAGTGGCTTGCTGCGTTCTTGAAGAGAATCCTATGGCTTGCATTGACAAGCCCGACTTTGAATCTTTGCAGGTTGAACTAAATAAACTAAACGAAGTCGTTGCTGAGTTATCTAAGTATAAAGAATTATACCTAACTCTAAAACGCACCTTTGATGAATTTTAAAGTAAACATTTGGCCTCTGACAGGATTGTTGCTTGGCGTAAACTACGCCTCTACGACTGACCAAGATGGCGATGATTTACAACACGAGCTTCAGTTCGCTTTGTTTGTGATAATTTTTGAAATCACTTGGGACTCCTCGCAGTATTAGCAAAGCGACAGACGGATTGGATTCGGATGTGCAAGAGCTTCGGGGCAAGTGATGACCTTGCTCAAGAGCTTGTACAGGAAATGTACGTTCGGTTGTACAAATACGTTGATGACGCAGAGAAGATAATGTACAACGAGACGGAGGTCAATACTTTTTTTGTGTACGTTACGCTTCGCAATATGTACGCCACCCTAATGCGCACAAGGTCAAGGTTTGAGTTTGTAGACGTGGACATCCTTGAGGAGTTTATCTACGAGGATGCCAACGAGGATGCAGAGGTGCAACTCATAGCCCTCTACGACAGGGTATGGTCAACACAAACCGATTGGCATTGGTACGATAAAAAGATATTTGCACTATACCACAACACCGATATGAGCATCCGTACTTTAGCGGATGAGACCAAGATTTCAGCACGTTCCATATTCAACACACTAAAAAATGCAAGAGAGCGAATCCAAGAAGACTGTCAAGACACCTACGAAGCGTACAAAGAAGCCAAGCGGCTTGGGTGATACCATAGAGCAAATCACAACCGCCACAGGCATCAAGACTGCGGTAGATTGGTTCAGCGAAGCAACGGGAGTTGACTGCGGTTGCGATGCTCGTAAGGAGAAACTGAACAAGCTATTCCGTTACAGAAAGCCTGAATGCTTGACCAAAGAAGAATACGAGTTTGTTGGCAAGATGCGAGGCAGGAACACCGTGACCGCTATTGAGCAGACGGAGGTGAATAGAATCTACAACCGAGTTTTTAAGGATTCGGTAAAGCCAACTAACTGCGGCTCTTGCCTTCGTGGTAGGTTGCAGGAGCTTGAGACACTTTACAACGCCTATTAGTGTTTTATACTATTGACATACCAAACACTTTATTTAGTGAGCTAAACAAGAACTCACAGATAAACCAATTCTTTGGCAAGTTGTATGTCGGTGAGTGTATGCGGTTAATCTCTGATTATTATGAAAGCACCACCCTAAACACACAGGAAGGGTGGCAAGAATACTACAAGGAGATGCAAGGCTTTGCAGGTCTTACAGTTGTATTTGAAGAACTAAAGAGCAAGCTCCCGAATGTTGATGAGCAACATATCAAAAAATACATTTGGCATCGTGTAATCGGGCAGACTTGGAATGGCTACCAAAAGGAGCTGATCGTGGTAAAGGAGCTGAACGCTGCGTTCCCCGATGCGAACTTCAAGAAGACCACCTTTAACATTGACCACGACTATTGCATTGATGCGGAGATGTTTTACAATAAAACCCTGATGCTTGGCTTGCAGATAAAGCCCGAATCCTACAAGGCAATGGGCAGTCCCTACCAACTCCGTGCAAAGGAGGCGCACCGCGCCAAGAATGAGCGCTACAAGCAGGAGTTCGCACCCTATGTTTATGTTTACTACGGCAAGGAAGGCATCTTAGATAAGGAGCAACTATTTAATCAAATCAATTTATTTTTACACTATGCCAATACCTAAAGTTCAAAGCGGAGAAAAGCAAGCCGAATACATCCAACGCTGCTTGGAGGCTATCGGAAGCGAGTACCAAGACAAAGACCAAGCAGTAGCAGTTTGCTACACACAATTCAGAGAGGGCAAGTAGTCCTCTTTTTTTTTATTTATTTTTTTTTAAGTGTTAATAATTAACTTATTTGTTATATATTTACACATAGATAAACCAATCAATTAAATAAAACCAATCAAAATGTTTAATAAATACAAATGGCTCGAGGAGCAAAAAGAAGCGTTAAAAGAATATATTATTGAAGAAATAGATAATGGCAATACTCCCGACTACGGAGAACTTTGCGAGCAGCTTCAGAATGACATTGACAACGATGTTATTTACTACAATGTTTGTTGGGACATTTGCAAAGAGCTTGCTCCTTGCAACGAGTGGGACAAGATGGAACTTGGTCCAATAACAAACCTTGCTCAACTTGCATACGCATCCTTATATGAGTTTGCTAATGAGAATTTAGACCTTGAGGAACTTATTAACGAAACACTTAACGAAAATGCATAATCTAAAAGTTCTTATCGCCAAGACAATCGCTTCCGTTGCGATTATCTTTACTCTTATTGGTAGCCTTGCCTTTGTTGAATTTCTAATTAACCTGTAAGATGATATTCACATACAACGACCTAAAGTTTTGGCTTGAAGATGCCGACCTACTACCGCAGTCTTATTGGGATGCCCTTGAGGACTACAACCCCGATGACAAGAACTCCGATGAGATTCTTGCCAAGTGGCTCGGCTTTGCCCACGTTGCTGACTTCTACGAGTACGAGATGCAAATCACATACATAGAGGAGTCATACAACGAGGATGGCTATACCAACACCACCGCCTACCCCACGACATCCATTTACAGGAATATACCAAACCTTGACAATGACATCTACATCAAGTGGATGAATTGGGCAACTCAAGTAGCATCAGAAGAATGAAACAAGAAATAATATACATAGAACCTGCGCACCTATTCTCACACGGGTACGACCCAAACCACCTTGCGGTGCTAATTCACTTTGATGGGTTTAGGCAAGGCGCTGATGCGGTTGAGGAATTTATGATAGACTTCCCCATGGGCGAAGACTTTTATGATGCAATGAAATACTATTGCAATAAGTACGAAGAATATATGATTAAAAAATTTGCTGAGAAATGAAATACCAAACTATATCCCAACTACTCCGAGAGCTGAAGTCGGCAGACATATCCGAATCAATCTTAAAAGACATAGAGACCATTGAGCAGCTACACTTGCGCTTTGCCTACCACGATGCCCTGCTTCGTGTGCCTTTTGAGCAATGGTACGAAGCAACATTCAAAACAGAAACAAAATGAAAATTATAGAACTACTTGACGGCAGCACTTGGGATATGGAAACAATCCTTGAGAAGATGCACGATGATGACTTTTACTACGGAGTGTTGGGCAAGAACGCCCTGTCCTCCTCTGCTTGTAAGCTGCTGCTCACATCACCCAAGACGTACCACTACGTTACAAAATATGGCAGCGAGGACTCCGATGCGTTTGCGGTAGGCAGACTCGTTCACCTTATGGCTCTTGAGCCTCACAAGGTAGCAGACTACGAGGTCATTGAGGTGCAAAGCAAGAACGCAAAGGCGTGGCAGGATGCAAAGGGCAAGCGTAACCTTTGTACCCGTAAGGAGTACAACGAGGCGCAACGTATCTCTGATGCGCTCCTGCGTAACGAGAACGTGCTTGGGCTTATCACAGGCTGCGAGTTTGAAGTGCCCAAGATTGGTATGATTGGCGGCTTACCCTTTAGGGCAAAGGCTGACATCTATGCTGATGGATTCTTGGCTGACTTAAAAACAACAACCGACCTCCGAGCATTCCCCTACTCTGCAAAGAAGTACGGCTACGATGTGCAGGCGTTCATCTACACCCGATTGTTCGGAGTGCCGATAGACAAGTTTTACTTTATCGCTATTGACAAGGCAAGCCTTGACATAGGCATCTACTCTGTAAGCCCCGAGTTTGTGGCAGAGGGAGAGCGCAAGACTTTAGAGGCTATTGAAATGTACAAGCAGTTCTTTATCTTGGGTGAGGACTTGGACTCGTACACAATAGTAGGAACTTTATGACCGATATAACTAAATGCACAGGAGAGGGCTGCGCCCTTAAAGAAACCTGCTACCGCTACACCGCCCCAACGGGAATGTATCAATCGTTTTTCTTTGGAGTACCAATCAAGAACGGCAAGTGTGAAATGTATTGGGGCGAAGCCTCACAATCAACATACGAGCAATTAAAAGAAACCTTTAACACCAAAGAGTAATGCGAGACCAATTTATGAGGATAGCGATGGCGCAGCTCCGCAGAACCTACCCCTTCAAGCCCCAACGCAGAGCAGTAGCTGCTCGGATGTGGGTAAAGTATTTAGACCGCAAAGCGATGTCGCAATGGTTCAAAGACCAAGAGGCTAATTTATGATTAGACCCTTTGTGCTTGCCTTCCACAAGCAGAACTCGGGTGTATCACACCACAGGACATTTGCACCCTTGATATGCCACAAGGATGCCGATGTCTTTTTTATTGAGAAGATAACGGACATTGACCCCGAGATGTGGCCTAAAGTCACTCACATCTTTGCAAGCCGTGCATTCCCTGTTGAGCCGTTTGATGACTTTGTAAAGCTCTGCCGTAAGGAAGGCATCAAGCTAATCGTTGATAACGATGATTGGTGGGTGCTGCCTCCTACGCATCCCCTGCAAGGCTTGTACGTTGAGCAGATGAGAACTCGTATCGTGCGCTCTATGAAAGCAGCAGATGAGGTATGGGTGACCAACAAGCACCTTGCCTCAAAGGTCAAGAAGTACAATACCAACATCCGAATC